TCAACAACTACTGTTGCTTCGCTTTCTAATAATTGGGGAAGCGGTCAAGTTCTTAATTCTGGACGGGTGGACAACGTTATAGTTAAATTTGAAGGAACAATTACACTTCCAGAAGAAGCAGTAATTGTTAGATATAACACCTACGCAGATGATGGAACCAAACTTTATATTGATGGTGTATTAGCAATAAACAACTGGCGTGACCAAGGACCCTCCTATAGTGCTTATAGTCAAAACTACGATGTATCTACAGACAAACAGCAAGATTTTGTTCTTTGGTATTATGAGCATGGCGGGGGAGCAACAGTTAACCTAGGATGGGTAATCATTCGTGCTGATGGCACTGGGTATTTTACATTTCCACAATCATCAGCATTTTCAACTGTTACTACAACAAAAGATCCAGTATTAGTTGAAGTAGCAACAACAGCACAAACAACATTAACCACTGATACAACAACATTAAACAATCTTCAAGTGGAAAAAACAAATGCTGAAGTAGTTGTTGTAGATAAAACTCAAATAAAAGCAGTAGAAGTTACAACATTAACTCAACTTACAGAAACAGCCACTGCAACAGTTCAAACAGCGGATTCCCTAGCTAATACCGCCACTACAAAAGTAAATGAAGCAGTAACTGCAATGACAAATGCTGCTCAAGTTGCTCAAGATTATTATGCAAAAATTGCTGCAGACAAAGCTGCAGCAGATAAATTAGCTGCAGAACAAGCAGCAGCCATTGCAAAAGCAGCATCGGACAAAGCTGCAGCAGATGCAATATTAGCTGCACAACAAACTGCAGCAGCTGAAGCAAGAGCAGCCAGGGCTGCAGAGCTAGCAGCACAAGCAGAAGCAAATAGAATTGCTGCAGAAAAATCAATTGCAGATGCAAAAATTGCACAAGAAAAAGCTGCAGCAGAAGCTAAAGCAGCAGAAGATGCACGTATTGTTGCTGAGCAAGCAGCTAAGGATGCTCAAGCTGCTGCAGATAAAGCTAAAGCAGATGCAGAAATTCAAGCAGCTAAAGATGCTCAAGCAAAAGCAGATGCAGATAAAGCTGCAGCGGATGCTGCAAAAGCAGAAGCGGATGCAAAAGCTAAAGCGGAACAAGATGCTGCATTAGCAGAACAAAAAGCTAAAGATGAAGCAGCAAAAGCTGCACAAGAGGCTGCAAATGCTAAATCTGAAGCAGATAAGCAAAAGGCTGAAGCAGATAAAATTGCTGCAGATCAAGCAGCAAAAGATCAAGCAGCTAAAGATGCCAAAGCTCAATCAGATGCTCTGATACAAGCACAAAAAGATGCAAAAGCAAAAGCAGATTCTGTTGTAGTAGTTATAACAAATAAAACTACAGCAGAAACATATGTTCCAGCAATTGCCCCAGAAAAATATTTAGCGCCTGAAGAAATTAAAGCATTTAAAGAAATTGGAATTGTTCCTAACGGAGCTTCCCAGCTTCCTATAGATGTTCCAAAGGTAGCCCCTACAGAAGTTTTAGTTGCACACATTCAGCAAGATGTTAAAGGAGTTGAAAATGGTGGAATTCAATTATTTGGAACACAATCAGCTCCACAAGTTGTTGGAGAAGATGGAAAATTAACTCCGCCAGCACCCCCTCCAGGTTCTGGTTTGCCAATCCCACCAGAAGCAATAACAACAACAGATACATTTATAGGACAACCTGGAGGAACAAGTTTTAACGCTCCAGATATTGCCGTACCAGTAATTTTAACGCCAGTAACAGGAGCAATTGGATCGGTCCCTGGCGTACAATCGGTAAATCAAGCATTCGTTGCAATGGCTAATATAGGAAATGATATGTCACCAGTAACGAGAAAAAAAGCTAAAAAAATATTAGTGACAACTATTGTCGTAGGACAAATAGTTGCATTAAGAAGGAGGTTCGGACAATGAAATTCATACGTGAATTAATGTCAGACCTTGCTGAACAGATTTGGACCTTTGTTGGTTTATTCTCTGCATGGCTAGTTCTGACTGGCTCTGCAAAGACAGTGGTAGGAGATGCAATTCTTATTTCTATTTTTCTTTGGATAGCCACCTTCAGAATAAGAAAACCAAAAGAAAAGAAAGAGGAATAAAATGAAATCATTATGGAATATTATATTAAGAATAATTGCAGTATTTTCTGCAAGCGGTTTAGCGGTAATTGGAGCAGGCTCCATTGCTGGTATATCTGTCCTTAAAGCAGTAACCGTTGCTGGATTAACCGCCGTTGCAACAGTTGTAGAAAGGTTAGCTCGTGCATTTATGGATGATGGAAAATTATCAAAAGATGAAATTAATGCAGCATTTTCAGCAGTTGATGCAAGTGCAAAAACAGAAGCTGATCTTGAAGTTGAAGCTCGTCATGCTTTAGATTCCCTAAAGAAGGCAGCCGTCGCTGCGCTGCCACAGGTAATTGCAGCGGTGGAAAATCAACCTACCAAAAAAAATACAAGTAAATGATATACTAGTAATATGAATAATTATAGCGTTAAATTAAATGTAGAATTAGAGATCTCGGCCTTTAATTTAGAAGATGCATCAGAATATGTGCATGATATATTTAATATAGACGATGAAATTAAAAAAGTTAGTATAGTTAAAATTCAAGAAAATAAATAATAGCATTGACAAGGCCGTAGTTTTTACTGTATAATATATATAGAGCTACGGCTTTGCTATACCCATTAAGGCGGACTTATAACACGGAGAGAAATGCTTCATTTAAACCTTAAAGGCGTAGAAGTCTTTATTGATAAATTTAAAAAAGATAATCAAATATCTTTTTGGAATAACTATGATTTAGTTATTTGGAAAAAAGATATTGGCGGATTTACAGATATAAAAGGAATGTATTTAAATAATACATGGGGTAAGGCAGAAAAAATTTCTGTCACCAATGAAGGAATCTGGAAACTGCCAAAACGATATGTCAAATATTTTAAATGATTTAGGCGTTGATAAAGACAACGTAAAATGGACAGACCTAGCAGTATGTTTGGGAATGGATACAAATTTATTTTTTGATAAATACGAAACAGATATTAACATAGCTAAAAATATTGATGAAGCTTGTTTATCCTGCCCAGTAATTGCTATGTGTTATGAATCTGGTAAGGAATCAGATAATTATGGGGTATGGGGCGGAATTTATTTAAATTCTGGCTCTACTGATAAATTAAAAAATGCACATAAGACTAAGGATACATGGAAAAGATTAAAGGCGATACATGGAATTCATTAATAAAGATAAAGATCATTTTAAATATGGTATTAATCAATGGACGGGTGAACCAAACAAACCAGTATTTTATAATAAAGAAATGGCTCTAAAAATAAGAGAACTAATCAAGCCAGCAAAAGACTTAAGGATGGATATTGCAAAATACCCTGACTTTTTAGCAATTAGATTATATGAAGATAACTTTACACAATATGATGGAAGCATGAAAATGAGAGTTATAGATTATGTAGAAATGGTTAAAAAGATCATAGAATCCTATGGTGTTAGATGCGAACTTGAGGGGGTTCCTGGTGCAAGAAAATTATGAAATAACAAATATTGTATTCATTTATGAAGAACAATGCTATGGAGTTGTTGAAAGCCTTGGGGCTTATGCGTCTAAAATAAAATATAAAAAAGATGGAATAGATTATGAAGAACTTTTTGATAATGAAGAATTTGTTATCATGGATGAAATACTAATAAAACATATAATAGAAGAAGGAATTTAAATGCAAAATTATCACAAACATCCAGACACCGACCCAGAACATGATAATCATGTAAATGATTTTATAAATAATAAAGAACAAAATATGATAAATGATGAATATATGCTAACTATAGCAAGAGATGGGGAATCCCCAGTAAGAGCCATATATCGTTTTGGTGGAGCAGAAAATGCAATAAATGCATATAATGAATATAAAGATTGGGGATTTGCAAAAAAATTTTTAACGGTTACTCTTTATCATCCAAATGGCAAAAAATCAGAAAAACAACTTAATGCTCCCCTTGCTGGTGATTGCGTATTTGTTAGAGAGCAATATGTAAAAATAGCAGAATACATTTACTCAATCAAAAAATTTGTTCCAGAAATAGAGTATAATGATTTAGTAAATAAACTTGCCTTGCTATTTTCGCAAGACAACTGGAGATTCGATCCAGTCAGATTTTTTAATAATTCTGGGTCATCGCTTACGGAGGCAATTGAATAATGGAAAAAGTACTATGTTATTGTTGCAATAAGAGCAAATTTAAACTTAACGCCAAGAGATCTGTATTATTACCAATTAATCTTTTAATGTGTGAGACTTGCATCAATAATAAATTGGAGCCTAGATGGGTCATAATTTTAGCTGGTAGGCAATTTGGTGCTGATGTTGTAAAAGAGCATGTGTTAAAAAAGAAATATGTTGGTGAGACTATATCAGCATCGGAACTATTAGTTTAATATAATATTACGGTATAATTGATGTATAATGTCAGTTTCAACAACCGAAATAGTTATAGGGCTTGTATCTTCTGGAATAGGTGGATTAGGAGTTTCCCTTCTTTCTTCCATCCAAGAAAGAAAAAAAGAAATAGTCAGAAAAAATGAGCGTGAGCAAGATAAACTTAAATTAGAATTAAAAGATCTTCAAATTAAGCTTTATCAACTAGAAATTGATTTAGCTGAATGGAAAGATAAATATTATGAAGCAATTCAAGAATTAATTAAAGTTAAAGCAGAATTAGAAAAGACAATATTAAAATTAAATCATATTGAAATCCATCATTCCGAGGGATAGCACTTAAAAAATAGAAATAGTATACTGTATATATGACATGTATCGTTGCAATTGCTCAAAATGGAACAGTTTATATGGGTTCCGATCATGCTGCTTCCGACGAAAAAAGTGGTTGGATTATTTCAAGAAAAGAACCAAAATGTTTTAAAATTGGTCAGTATGCTATTGCTTTTACAGATTCATTTCGAATGGGTCAAATTCTTCAATACTCATGGAATGCTCCAAAATATGTACCAACAAAAACAAACTCTGGGTTAGATAAATTTATGAGAACTAAATTTATAGAATCTATTAAACTAGCCTTTAAAGATGGCGGGTATGGAAGTATTGGATCTAACTCTGAAGAAGACACTGGCGGAATATTTATAGTAGGCATTGAAGGCAGACTCTTTACTATAGATGAAGACTTTCATGTTGGAGAAAATATAGTTAATTATATGGCAGAAGGTAGTGGTGCAATGTTTGCCCTTGGAGCTTTGCATGCAACAAAAAATTATAAAAATCCAAGATTAAGATTAAAAGCAGCATTAGAAGCCTCATCTGAATTTTCCATGAGCGTGGCACCACCATTTACATACATTCAAGTTTAAGGTATAATAAGATATGATGATATTTTTCACATCTTTATCAATCCTTGCAACTGTTGCTTTGATAGTTTTATTTAGGGGGCTAAAGCTTAAATATTTTATAGATTTTTTAAGCATGGTAGATATTCCTGAACCAGAAGAATTTAAACAAGGTACTAGACAGATAAATATTAATGATCTTAAGCCAGCAAACTATGATCATGCAATAGATTTAAGAGGCACTCCAACACATGTATGTGTTTGCGGATGTCATATCTGGAATGTAAAAGTAGTTTTTGAAGATTTTGAAATTGCAACATATTTTATTGATATGGAATGTGCAAATTGTGGTAGCTTTGCAACAGCCCCCACTCCAATAGACAAGGAAGCTTAAGAATGAGAAAATCTGCTAGATTGAGAGAATTAGAAATTAAAGTGGCTCAAATGGAAGTCTACTTAGAATTTTTATCATTATCATTAAATAATCTATTACAATCACAAGGAATGAGCGTAGAATCTGATTTAGATTCAGGCAAATGGTATAACGAAATACAAAAAAACTCTTGACATTTTGTTTATATTTAGTAGAATGTAGTTATGAATAAAAAACTAATAACTGCATTACTATCACTATCATTAATTATCCCAATTTCTGCACACGCTGCAGCCCCCACCACACCAGTAACAATTGCTGTATTAGATACCGCAATTGATGATACACTTCCTATTTTTCAAGGAAAAATTGTGGATGAAGTATGTATTGTTGATTGGACTTCTTGCCCAAATGGAAAATCTTTTATGGAAGGCCCAGGCGCAGCCTATATGCCACCAAACCTTATTAAGTTAAATGGCTTTGAACATGGAACGCAAATGACTTCTATTGTTGTGGCAAATAATCCAAACGTTAAAATTGTTTTTATTAAAATTATTGGTAACACTCCTACAGGACAAAGACAAATTTCATTTGAATCTGCTGTCTTTAATGCATTAAATTGGGTTTATGCAAATAAAGATAAATGGAATATTCAAGCTGTAACTATGTCTCAAGGACATCATAACCTTTTAAATGATATAAATTATTGCCCAAACACTCCAAATACAAAATCTGCTGTTCAAAAACTTTCCTCAGTGGGAATTCCAACATTCTTTCCAGCAGGAAATGGAAGAGATTATAAGCGATTAGATTGGCCAGCATGTATTGATGAGTCAATTTCTGTAGGCGCTGTGGATCAAGTTGGGGATATTACTTCTTACAGCAACTTTGATTCATCAAAGTTAGACTTTTTAACACTAGGTAATCTAACTGCTACTTTACCAGGCGGAACTATTGTAAATGTTGCAGGCACCTCTGCAGCCACTGCAGTTGCAGCAGCACAATGGGTTGCTGTTAAACAAGCAAAACCAACCCTGTCTTACACAGACGAGTACAATCTTTTAACCAATACTGCATCTATTGCAAATGGAAGACAAGGATCTTCTAAGAAATTAATTAATTTAGGGGCAGCACTTGGCTAACATGACAGTTCTTGAGGGAATAGTTAAAGATATAGGAGAAGAGCTATATCAAAAATGGTACAATGGTCTTGCAGTAGAAGATAGGACTGAAGAAGCATCAAAAGCGATGGCTTCTAATGCTGGAGAAACTGCTCTGTGGGTCATTCAAGAATTTATGAATAGATTTAACAATGCAGCGGAGGAACTAAAAGACAAATGATAGTTACAGATGAATCTTTTGATTCTATATTGCAATCTCATAAATTAATTTTAATTGATTTTTGGGCGGAATGGTGTGGACCTTGTAAAAAAGTATCACCAATTTTAGATGAGATATCTAATGAACATGGGTTATGGGTTGGCAAAGTCAATGTTGATGAAAATCAAAAAAAGCCTTCAGAGTTCTCAGTAACTTCTATACCAACCATGATATTATTTAAAGACGGCTTGCCAGTACATAAAATTATTGGAGCTAAGCCGAAGCATGTAATGCTTGAGGAATTAAAAGAATGGATTCAATAATAGAGTCAGATCATCTAGAGTTTGAAATATGGCTTAAGAATGGTTATGACAGAGGTTGGGTCTCAGATGTATTTTGTGATACACATGAAGGCCCCCCTCTAACAGATGAAGAATCTAAAGAATGGGAAGAAGGCGGAGACCCATGCTCGTTCCATGTAAAGGTACTGGAACTACATTAAATTTCTGTAACAATTAGTTGCGGAAGAAATAAGGAGAATAAATTAAATGAAGTCATTTAAAAAAATCGCAATCGCTACTGCTGCAGCTCTAGCAATTGTAGGAATTTCGACATCAGCAAATGCAGCACCTCTTACGGTGACTGTGGCTGGTTCAGTTAATTCTACAACGGCATTAGCCCCAGCAACAGTCGCAGTACCATCAACAAATGTAATTGATGCAGGGCATTCAGTTGCACTATCCTCTACAGCAGATACAGGTACTGTTGTTAATTATGTTGCATCAGGCGTAAAGCTTGTATCTGCCCTAAATACAGTAGCAGCCCCAGTTACATCCGCAAGTGGAGTTTCTTCGCTTACAGTTGCATCACAAGGCGTAGCAGTGACTGTATATGCATACACAACAACTACAACAACTGGATCAGTAACTATTACCAATGGTGCTTATTCAACAATTGTTTATATTCAGGGAACGGCAGGGGTTGCAGCAAATATTGCAGTCTCAGTCCCTTCCTCAGCAGCAATTAATACTGCTCCAACATTTTCAGTTTTAGCAACTGACGTGTTTGGCAATGCCGTGTCTTCAGAAGCAATTTCTGTAACTTTAATTGGTGCAACATTTTCTGATTCAACAATTATTAAAACACTTACAACTTCAGCAGTAACTTCTGCAGTTGGAGTGACACCAGTTACAGTACTAGGATCAGCAACTGGAACTCTTGCAACCGTGGCATCGGGAACAGTAACAGTTGTAGCGACTGATTCATCAATTGCTGCAACAGCAACTGGTTTGCCAACAGCAGTTAAATCTGCAATTGCAACTTTTAGTGTTTCAGATTTAAGTGCACAGATTACTGGATTAAATGCTCAAGTTGCAGTATTAACCGCACAGTTAGCATCAGAAAAAAATGCACACGCAGCAGATAATGCAGCAGCGTCACTTGCAGCATCTAAAGCTTCTGCTGATGCACAAGTTGCTTTAACTAAAGCTCTTGCAACAGCAAAGGCTGACTCAGATGCAGCAACAGCAGTTGCATCAGCAGCTTATAAAGCAGAGTATAATGCTCTTGCTACAAAGTGGAACAAGGCTCATCCAAAAGCTAAGGTTGCACTAAAGAAGTAAATTTAATACAATAAGGGGAGGGAGAAATCTCTCCCCTTATTTATTAGGATAATATGATAAATTTTCATTATATGGGTAATTATAGTTATACGATAGAAGAGCTTCGTGAACTAAGTAATACATTAGAAAAAAATCAATATTCATCAATTTTACTTACATATAAATCAAATGTTAAAGATAGATGGATGCAAGTAGCAAATATAATTAATCCAGATCATAAATTAAAATATACAATAGCTTTAAGAACATATGCAATAAGTCCAGAATATACGGCAATGATGTTTAATTCAATGCAAGAAATGGGTAGAGATAAAATTCAATTTAATATAATCTCTGGGGAAATAGCCGATGATGAAGATATATTAGCTGGAACAATCGAAATGCAAAATATAGTATTAGAAACAGATAAAAGAATAGAATATACAAAAAAATGGATTAAATCTTTTTTAAATTTAAAAACTTTAGATGGAATTCCTTACATATGGATGAGTGGTAAATCAAATATAACTAAACAAATTGCAAATGAATATGCCGATATGTTTATAGGAGTTTATGGAGATTATCACATAGACAACAACGATTCAAGGTATCATGAAAAAATATTTACAAAAGATAAGGGTGTTTGTTTTAATTGTTTGATTAGAGAAACAGAAGAAGAGGCATTGGCCATGTATAATAAATTTATTGAGCTAAATGGCGGTAAACCAATAGCGCAAGGATTTTACGGAACAGAAAAAACAGTATCAGGTAAAATTTTAGATTTCTGTAAAAAATATGGAATTAAAGATGTAATGGTAGTAAAACATGAAAAAGATAATGAATTTTACCGTGTTCACGATATGGTAGCGTCTATTAAAAATGGTGGTATAATTTAATTATGGATTCCAAAAAAAGAAGTATATTAAAAACTACGACTTGGTATATAGCGCATTTATTAGTTGCTGGGTCCGTTGCATTGGCAGTTACGCATAGCGTAAGAATGTCTGCTATTTTAGCTTCCGCAGAAATAGTTTGGGAAGCATTTCTCTTTTATGGTCATGAAAGAGCATGGACAAAGTTTGGAAATAAAATCAAATAATGACAAAGCATTACGACAAAATTAAAAAAGCTTTAGAGCAAAGAATTGCTGCAACTCCAAATGGTGGCGGTTATAAAAAACCAGGGTCAATGAATAAAAAGAAAACTGGTTACAGAGGACAGACAGCAAAAAGTTCAAAATAATGTTTAATGAAATATGTGAGTGGTCTAAAGAATGTGAAGGTAAAGCTACCAGGATAGCAGCAAAACCAGAAGGCAGAATTATAGATATTTGTGATAAATGCTGGCACGACCACTATAGATCTTAATCAACTAAATGCTATAATAGAGGGATAGATGGACTTCTAGACCCATCTAAATAACAAACCTATAGGAGAAATAAAATGACTGACGGAATTAACTTAACAGGATTTAATGAGACTGGAGAACAATCAGGCTCAAATGATATCAACTCACACTACTCAGATAATCCTGCTGGCAACAATATGCCAAACGGATTAGGTGCATTTGGTGGAGCACAAGATATGTCTGCACAAGGAAACGCTGGATTAGGGCAAGAAGGATCTTCAGGATCAATGCCAATTTCAGGCGCAGACGAATCTGACAATATGCATGTAGGCATGTAATAATGTCATACCCAAATTTAAATCCAGAGGGCGGAGAAGTATTATTTACAGCCCCAGTAGTTGCAACAATGGCAGGACAAGATCATTCAAGTGATTTAGGTATTGAAGGTGCAACTTCATTGCCAATTACTTCTGCCCCACAAGTAGATATAAATTAATTTATGTCAACTAATATTAGAAAAGATGATGGAACGGGAATGACCCCTCCACCAAATGATTCACCGTCTGGATCTGTAACTTCCAGAACAACTATAAACAGAAATCCAAGGCAGGGGTTAAAAGTTGATAGAAACAGACATGGCATACGCAGAGAAACAAATACCACTCCGCAGCCCCCTAAAAAAACTAGACCTAAAAAGGTTTAATGCATTACGCATAGCCCTCCCTACTGGGAGGGTTTATGTGTAAAAATTGTGGAAATTGCAGCGTCGAACATGGATCAAGAACAGTTGATGACGGTGTTGATGAAGTATTAGATAGCCCTGTAATATGATTAATTTAAAAGATTTTTGTTATCATATACACCATATTAATAATAATAACATTAAAAGAGATTTTCTTTTTAATAGAATGAATAATATTTTATTTAGTCATATGGATCAAATAGAATCAGAAACTATTTTAATAAATAGTAAAGAAGATTTTAATATTTTTAAAGATAATAATAACTTTAATGTCGTATCAAATTTAAAATATGGTGAAATAGGTCTATGGGCTAGTAATTATAAATTATTTAAAAAATTTTTAGAATCAAATTATAAATATTTAATTATTTTTGAAGATGATATTTATTTGCACGATAATTTTTTAGAATTAATTAAATTATATTTTCCCTTATTGCCAAAAGGTTGGGGATGTTTTTCCTTATTTCAACCAGAAATATCATGGGAAAATATTCCATTTGAAAATTATAAACTTAAAAATATTGAATGGTCAAAAGATTTTATTTGGAAATCATATCAAACATGGTCTACTGGTGGCTTATTATTAAATAGAAGCTCAGTTTTTGATATAGTAAATTATATTGAAGCACATGGAATAGATCTTCCGATAGATTTATTTTTATTTAAAGAAATAAATGAAGTTCCAATACCAGGCGGGGGAAACAAAATTTTTGAATGCTACTCAATATCCAGAATGGCGCAGCATATGTCCAGCTTAATGCATTTAAACAGCACCATACAAGACACAGAATTATTGACAGGTTTAAATTAAAATAGTATAATAAAGTATGTTTTAAATATAGAAAATCTATATTGAATTAATTAAGGGATAATATGAAAACAGTTGGAGATAAATTAGGAAATTTTGCCGTTGTAGGTGTAAAGCCTGGGGCATTGACATATGATGAATCATCATTTGAAGTTTTAAATCAGGATTCATTTACTGGAAAATGGAAAATTATTGTTTTTTATCCAAAAGACTTTACATTTGTATGTCCCACAGAAATTGTTGCATATGATAAATTATCTGGTGCATTTAACGATAGAGACGCAGTTCTTATGACTGGTTCTGTTGACAATGAATTTTGTAAAATTGCATGGCGCAATGCTCATGAAGATTTAAAGAAAACTAATTCATGGTCATTTGCGGATAGTGCGCATCAATTAGCAAATGATTTAGGAGTACACCATTCATCTGGTGTTACGTACCGTGCCACGTTTATTGTTGATCCAGAAAATATTATTCAGCATGTTACTGTAAATAATTTAGATGTTGGAAGAAACCCAGACGAAACTCTTCGTGTATTAGATGCCCTTCAAACAGGCGAATTATGTGCATGCAATAGATCTTTGGGCGGAGAAACTCTTTAATGTCATGGGTAGAACAGCTTAAAGATTCTATTCCAGACTACGCAAAAGATATTAAATTAAATTTAGATGCGGTTATAAATAGATCAACAGTAGATCCAGAGCATGCAATGTATCTTTCAATTGCAGCAGCATTTTCTACTGGAAATTCTAAACTTCTTGCATTTATTGTTGCTAATGCCACAGATGAAATTGAAAAGAACGCAGCCCTTACTGCTGGCTCTTTGATGGCACAAAACAATGTTTGGTACCCATACGTTGAAATGGCAGATGATGAGGCTCTAAAGGGCCTTCCAGCCCTTCTAAGGATGAATGCTATATCATCACATGGCGGAACAACAAAAGGTAAATTTGAAGCATATTCATTAGCATCATCAATTATTGGAAAATGCCATTTTTGTGTAAAAGCACATTATGAAACATTAAAGCAAGAGGGGTACACAGTAGAACAGCTTAGAGATATTGGTAGAATAGCATCTACAATTAATGCATTATCTAAAATATTGTCTGCTTAATGACTATTTACCTTGAAGCATATTGTATTGTGTGTGAAAAAAGTGTTAAGGGTAAATTAAAAGAATTAATTATTCAAGAATCTGGAAAATGGTTACATGTTGGGAATTGTCCCGATTGCTTTTATGAAATAAAAAGGATCGTTCCATGAAAATTTTTAATAGAATTAAATGCTATTTTACTGGACACAATTTAATTGTTGCTGGTAAATGTCCATACACTGGATTAACCTATGAGTATTGTGATAAATGCCATGTAATGATTGCCATCGACCCAGCGCAATAATATTTGGTATAATTATATAAATGAGAAAGTTATTAAACAACGTATATCCATTTCTTCCTAGGATGTATCAGGGTGCGACGGTAGAAGAGTTTGATAAGGCAGTTGAATTAACTATTCATACAAAATCCCCAGGAAAATGGCTTTTAATTGATTTAGAAACTGGTCAAGAGTATATTGGTTTAGATGTGCCAACAAAATGGGGCAGATGGAGAAGGATAAAGGATAGATATGAACAGTAATTCAGAAATATATGATTTATCATTTATAGATAATAATGATAAAGCTATTAAGTTGTCAGAGTTTGCTGGCACTCCAATTTTAATTGTAAATACAGCAAGTAATTGCGGTATGACATATCAATATGGAGACCTTCAAAAACTTCGTCAAAAAAAACATGATATGTCACTTACTATACTTGCATTTCCTTGCAATCAATTTGGCCAGCAAGAACCAGGAACTGATGAAGAAATTAAAACATTTTGCTCATCAAATTATAATGTAACATTTCCGATATCTAAAAAAATTGAAGTAAATGGAGAAAATGCACATCCAATATATAAATATTTAAAAAAGTTTGATAATAAAGAAATTGGTTGGAATTTTGAAAAGTTTTTAATTACTCCCGATGGTGAAATTGTTAAGCATTTTTCTCATGATTTTGAAGTTGAAAAAATAAGTGTTATAGTAGAAAATATGAATGAATGTAGTTGGGATAACGATGCGACAACTAATGGGTGTAAAAATAATGAACAAGCCGTATGATGATAAATGTTACTATTGCGATCAAAAAGGTATCTACTGGGATCAAGTAGGGGCTACAATCATATCTGTATGCAGAAAGCATACAACTTTTAAATACGAAGGATAATAATGTCTACTTGCAAATGTGGTTTATCTAGTGAATATCCAGAATGTAACGGAACTCATAAAATAACTAAAAACGAAAAATTTAGAAAAGCTTTACTTCAAACAATGGAAGACAACAAAGAATTATTAAATAAAATGGGTTCTGATTATAATGAAAATGGCACTCCATATTGGGACCATGATCTTGGTGGCGAAGCATGAATTTACTTCAAGCCTTAGTTATATTTGGACCAGTTATTGTCGTATTAATATTTTTTTGGAATGATATAAAATGATGGATTGGCTTGTTAATAAAATATTTTCTTGGAAATCTTTAAGAAATGCCATTACTTCTGAAGTGCATATGTATGATTCAATAGGTAGAAGTCTTAATAGTGGCACTGGGGCTGTTTTTTGGTCCGAATCAGATGGATGGCGAGGGTGGGAACATAATCAATTACGAAATATAGTTTATTTTAACGATATCCCAGAAATTGATATGATGTCAGTTATGATGAGTATAGAAGAAATGCAGGCTTTCTCATCATGAAAAGAACTAATTATTTAAATGAAATATTTTTTAAACCTGCCTGGGGAGCCCAAACCAAAATAGATAATTTTAAAAAATTGTTAGATGGAGTTTACATATATAAAAATTTCATGCCAGAAGATATGAAAAATCATTATAAGTCTAAGTTATCTGAACTCACAGTAGATGATTGGACAAAAGTTCATAATAATTATGAACATGGAGATATAGATCATAAATGGGAGCACGGAAAGATTAGCCAATCAGTAGTGTATAGTCATGGACTAGATGGTTTGCTGTCTAGCTTTTTTTCTCCAGATTTAATAAATTGTGGGAGATTTCCATATTTTATTAGGCTTCAACAAGGCGATGATATGGAATTAAATAACGGGATGCCATTGCAATACAAAACAACTCAATTAAATAATGATATGGCTGCACAATATAAAGTTGGGCTTTATCTTGGTGATTGGTCTGGCGGTGAGCTTTGTATACCAGAAATAAATTTTGAAATTAAACCAGAAGAAAATGATCTTATAATATGGAAATATGGGTACGATCATTACATTAAAGAAATTACATCTGGGACAAGGTACTCTTATTGTGATTATTTAACAAGGCCACCAGGATTTTGGGTAGCTTAATTTAATTATGAAAAAAAGAGCTATTTCTTTAATAACATTTCAAAGAGAAAATTATTTAAAAGAAACCCTTGAATCATGGAGAAATGCTCGTGGAATAGAAAATTATGATTTTTATATATTTATAGATCGTTCAGAAAATTTACAAAATATATTAGACGTGGCAAATAATTTTAAAAAAACATCTTTATTCAATGTTTATATAACTGTAAACAAAATAGGTCAACAAGGAAATTGGAGAAATTCATTTAACGCAATAAATAGCATTATTAATCGATATGAATTTGTAATCTTAGCTGAAGATGATGTAATTGTTTCAAATGATTCATTAGAATATTTTGATTATTTAATTCCAATATATCAAGATAGCGAAGATATCATATCAATTTCTGCTAATTATGTAAATGATAATGCATTTAATGACAATAGCGTATTTGTTATAAATGGATTTTGTGGTTTAGTTTGGGGCACTTGGCCTAAATGGTGGAACAAAATTTTAAAAACTGCATGGAGTATACCACCAGAAAATGGAATAGCATGGGATGAAGTTGCTAATTTAATTGTAAGGGGATATGATTTAAGATCGGTGGTGCCAGCAGTATCTAGGTCTCAACATATAGGTAAAACTGGTTATTATTCGGATCCAGAAATATATAAAACAAGTTATGCAAAAAGATTTAAATTAAATAATAGATTTATTAGTCCTATAGAGTTCAGAGCAATCCCAGTAAATGGTAGCTTTACAAATGAAAAATGGGAAGAAAGAAAAATATAATGATTAATGCAGCATCAATGTGGTATGGCCAACAACTAGGTGATTTAGAAAGAATAACAATCAATTCTTATTTAAAAAATGGCCACACCTTTACTTTATATTTATATGATAAATCTATTGTGGTTCCCGAAGGCGTTAATGTTTTAGATGCCAACAAAATTATTAATTCTTCAATGGTATTTGGAGAAAACAAAAGGTGGCAGGTATTTTCCGATATATTTAGATATAAAATGTTAATGGAAACAGATTATACATGGGTAGACATGGATGCAGTGTGTTTAAAATCAGATTGGGATTTTCCAGAGTATTTATTTGGATGGGAGTATCCAGAAGGACAGTATCGATATATTAATAATGCAGTGATTAGATTGCCTAAAAATAGTGAGGCATTAAAGTTTATGTATGATTATGCTATTTCATATAATAAAAATAATTTAGATTTTTTTATGGATAGAGGTTGTCCAACAGACCTCTCGTCTAAATTATTGGAAATCACAGCAAAAAAATTTGATTTATATAAATACGTTCAAGATGAAAGCGTATTTTATCCAGTGCCAGAAGCTAATTGGTATATATCAGAAGATGAATATACTATAGACAAAGTACATAAATTAACAGAAAATAGCCATACTGCTCACATATCCAGATCAATGTTAAGTTCATTAACTATACCTAATATTAGTTATTTAGGTTATTTAGCAGATAAATACGGCAAATAGTGCGAAAGTTCGGCGGTAGAGACAATTTAGTCAACTACGTTGACGGGCGGAAATAAATGAGTAGTATAATTATTCTATAGGCTAATATACCTATCCCAATAGAATAGAGTTTATATGAGTACAAAATATCCAATGTGCGATTCATGCAGTTTGGAAATAAATAAAGCACAATGGGCAAATTATCCAGATATGCTAGATGCATGCAAAATGTGCAAATCCTTTCAGTCTGCAATATATAAGACAATTGAGGATTACCAGAAGATTTTAAATGAAACTCGTAAAGATATAAGTAGTCTATAATTCTAGTTGACTAGAATACTACTAATATAGTATAATTACTATATGAAGATAGGCAACGGAAGAGTAAAGCATTCATTTACAGGTTTAGATAGAAATCTCCATGAGACACAGGAAGTTGTATGTGCCGTATGTGGTCCATCAATTGCAGTATATGTGTTTCATAACCAAAGGCATAGAAAAGGCAAAAACCCCCATGAATGGCGATGCCGTACAAATGAAAATGCTAGAGGCTTAAAAAACTATCATGACCTAAAACACGATGATATTTGGATTATTAAGCATAGAGATCGAGCTGCTGCAAATGCTCGTAGGCGCAAAGATGAAAATTGGAATGAAGAGGACTGGATCCGTAATAGAGAGCGAATTCGCAAAAGTCGATATAAAAGAAAATATGGGCAAAGCTATGATAAGATAGAGGCTTTAATTGCTCTACAAGGTGGCAAATGTTTGATCTGTAATTTAGAGTTTCCAGGTGGTAAATTCAATGTTGATCATGACCATTCATGCTGTAACGGCGAGACGACATGCGGTA